TCTACACACTGCATATCGTCGGCAGCGTCAGATGTGTATAAGAGACAGGTATTCGTACTGCGCCTGACTACTCGGCTCACTGCTATTTGCGTAGGTTCTGGAACCGAACACTTCAAACTCTGCCAACAGCCACAGATAGTCGGTGGTCGCCGTCACGGCACTGGCCGAATTAGAGCCACCTCCGGTGTTATCCGTATACTTGGTGACGGACTTCATTACGGCCCTCAAATCGGCCGGCAGCGCAGCCAGAAGCGTGTTTGCTGTCGGATTGGTCGGGTCACTGGCAGCGCCCAGAACAGTAGATCTCATCTGGGTCTTAGCCCAACCACCGCTGTTTGTATCGCTGGTATTCATCGTGAACGCACCCGAAGTCGTGGTATAGCCAGACGGGTCATAGTAGCTATCCACGAGTCCCACAAACTTACCGCCGATCTTGCCCAACAGGAAGTGGATGCGGTTGCTGCCCTCCTTGCCGGAATTGTGGTTGAAACCGATGATAAAGGCATCAACTTTCAAGTTGGAGATCGTAGTTGCGCCCACCTTGCCATTAAGAGTGATTCTCTTGGTGTCGCCTACGGCCCAGTAGTTGGCGCCCTTATCTGCATCCGCCACCTTCTTGATGACCTTCCACTCGTTTTTGTCGAGCACCGGATTCACATAGTCCAGCGTCAGAGTATAGTCCTTATACTCCGTAGCGTTGATTGCCTCCGAGGTGCTGTCATCACCCTTGGTGGCGGTGATCGTCCAGCTTCCAAGCGTGGGCGGGTAGAGGGTGACGGAGCCGGTCTCATCGGAGCCAGTGATGGTGGCAGTCAGCGTGGCGTCGCCGCAAGAGGCAGTGATGGCGCTGCCGATGGGTGCCGTCAGCACCAGACGGCAGAAATGCACGGTCGCCGTGTAGGCTCCTCCGTTTTCGGTGACAGATACAGCGGCTGTGTCACTCTCCGCGTCGTCCTTGTGGGCGCTCACGGTGTAGGTGCCGGAGCGCTTGAGCTTGACCTGTGCTGTACCGGTGTCGTCTGCCGTGGCGGTGTATGCCTTGCCGGTGGGCAGGGCGGATGTGACGGTCGCCCCGGGTGCGGCAGTAACGGTCAGAGTTGCCGCAAAGTACGGCAGGGTCAGCGTGTACTTGCCGCCCACGGTCTCCACGTCGATGGTGTCATCCGTGGTCAGACCGGCCAGCTTGGCCGTGACCGTCCAAAGGCCCATACGGGGCAGAGCCACGGTGTAGCTGCCGCCGCTGTCTGCCGTGCCGGTGATGGTGCTCTGGCCGTCGGTCAGGGTCAGGGCGCTGCCCGCCGTGGTGGTGACAGTCAGCTTGGGCAGGGTGTTCCCCAGCACAGCGTCCAGCGCATCCTGAAGGTTTGTCGCGCCGGTGCCTGCCGTATCCTCAAAGGTGATATTTTCCGCCGTCAGGCCGTCTTTGAGGTTGTCCATCTTGCCTACCATCTCTTTGACGGCGGCCTGCACGCTGTCGGCTTCCAGACCGGCGGCAGGGCCGTCAAAAGAGATATTCTCGGCGGTGATGGAGGCGAAAAGCTCCTTGTGTGCCTCCGGGTTTTTGTCGTGCTCGGCAAGCAGCTTTCTGACCCACGCCTCCGTAGCAATGGCCGCCGGGTCTGCCGTCACGGTGACCTGCGCCGTGCCGGAGATGACGACCATGCCGTAAAATTCGAGCAGCAGATTACTCATCGCGGCTTCCGGGACGATCTCGAAGCCGTGGTCGTCCTGGAAGATGCAGACCAGAGCGTCGCTGCTGCTGTCATCAAGCTTGGCGTAGATGCCGATCTGATGCAGGGTGTAGCCCTGTTCCAGCCCCTTGTTGCTGATCTGGACTTTGAGCCGATAGACCGTGTCGTCTCCCTCTTTGTCCGCTGCGCTGTCCGCAAGGATAAGCGTCTGGCGCTGGTCGGTCACTGCCGTGGCTTTGGGCAGGTCGTCGGCGGCCACGGTGCCAGCGCCGCCAACTGCCCGAGTAAACGTCATGCGCTTACCGGCCATAGCCTCGGTCAGCATAGCCACACCAAGCTGTGTGTACGCGGATGTGTTCCAACTCATTTTATCGATCCTCCAATCTCAATTTTGCTCCGATTTGCGCGTATACGCCCGCTGCTGCCGCACCGGCAAAGGCTGCCACCCTGCCGCTCTGCGGCGGTATCTTGCCCCGCACCCGGGCGCTCATGGTGCAGTACATCCCGCACGGAGCACCGGCAATATAAGCAGAAGTCAAATTTCTTGACGATATTTCATAAATAATCCTGTCCAGATGTGACCGCAAATTCTTGTAGCAGATGATTTTTCTGCAAATCTGTTCGTGTTTGGCAGTATCGATATAATCCACCGGTATTCTGAGCCGGAAATGGTAAGGTGAACCGTCGTAATCAAACCATTCCTCGATGACCGGATTCGGATAAAGTGCCGCTATTGCGGCTTCCACTGCCGCTTTTGTTCCACGATGCCTATGCACATACCAACTGCCCTTGATTGTTTTGCGCTTTTCTTCAAGGGTATAAGACTTGTCATACCAATCTACAGCAAAGTCTTTTGCCAAAATATCCAGCAGGTCTTCCGGTAGTTCATCGATGCGAGTATAGATTTGGCCGAGGGTGATTTCATCAAGCCTCATTTCCAGCACGTTGGCGATGGAATGAGCCAGAGCGACCATTTTCGGATCTTTCTGGAGCGCAAGCGGGAAGGAATCCATCATCCGCTCGGCGGTCAGGCCGTTATTCATCCTCGTACCCTCCGCTCTGCACGGTGACTGTACCCACCTTGGCTACCTGCGGCACCTTGTCCGAGGTGAGGTCAACGGACGGTTTTCCGTCTTCCAGCGGAGTGAATGCCGGCTGTTTAAGGTCAACACGTTTGATGCCGACTTCCAGCAGCAGATACCGCAGCTTGTCGGGGTTGATGTCCCGGCCCATCTTGCCGGACTGCCATTTGATGTACTGCTGCACGGCCTCGTTTACTCGTGTCTGTGCGTCAGTAGCGGAAATGTCGCCATCGCGGGTCAGATAGTAGGTCAGGTCGATGTTGTAGGTCACAACATCGGGGTCACCAAATATGACACGGTCGGTCAGAGGCCGTACCTCATCGGCAGAGCAAATCTCCACCATCGCTTTCTTGGTTTCGTCCGGGGCAATGCTGCCATCATCCATGACGGCGTACAGGCAGACAGTGCCGGGGCTTGGGTTGTTCGCCACCACATCGGCGATTTTAGTGGACACGCTCTTGGCGAAATACTTGTAGCTGCCAACAGGCCCTGCGCTGGACCACGCCGCCTGACTATCAAGCAGCAGTTGGTAGAACTCGTCATCGTCCGGGGCATCGCTGCCGTTGGCGCTGGCCGTGACGTTGGAGCAGCCAGAATAATAGTCGTACACATCAACAATGGTGTTAATGTCGCCGACCGCAAAGTCGTTTCCGACAGTGCCGGAGGTCTGGCATACCACCGTAACGTCCGTATAGGTCGAACCGATAGGCACATATTCATCTGCCGTGGTTGCCCAATACAGCGAGGCGTTTGCGTCCGTGACGCGAGTGCCGGACGGGATGAGGATTGCGCTCTGCCGCGCCTCGCTGATGTTGAAACGCATGGTGCAGGTTGCTGCGGTAGGCTGCGGGCGCTGCTGCAAGTAGAACAGCTCCGCCAGCGCATCCAGATTCTCGCCCTCTGCCCGGCTGGGCAGATTCTGGTTGTCAGCGTGGTTGTTGAGGGCACGCTCGTAGATTATCGCGTCCTCAATCCACGAGATAAACAGCCGTTCCGGGCTGCCGGGGCGCACGGATGTGCCAAAAAACTGCTCATACCCCGCACAGAGCAGCGCATCCAGTTCGTCAACATCGGTGCTGATGAACTGGTGGTCTGCGGTACTACGCATTGATGCTCACCTCCACAACGGGAAGCATCGTTCCGGGGTTGTCCTTGGAGGATTTGAACGTAGTCCCCATATAAGTGGCTCTCGGTTCAAACCGTTCGATGGCTTCTTTAATAGCAGCGCAGAGCATAGGCTGCGCCACGTTTTCCGGCCGGTCGAGAATGTTCGCAATATCAATGCCAAATTCCCGATAGCAAGGCACCGTGCCTTTCGGTGTGGACAGGATGACGGCGATGTTCTGTAGAACGCTGGTCACGGTATCCTGTTCTCCAAGGGAAATGGTGGTCAGGTCGTTTGCCGATACCAAGTAGTTGCTCACAAAAATCACCTCATTCTCTCTGGTATTCCAACAAAGAAACGCTTGCGGTAATCCATGTCGGCGTACCGAAAGCGTTTGTGTGCAGGGTCTTAAATTTTGCAGATTTGATAACCCACCGATAGCTGCCGTAGACCACATTGCCGAGAACGAACGGCAGCGTAGTCCCGTTGAGGACACATTCTTTCAGCCGTTCCCGCTCCTTGGCGGGATTCACGCCGAGGTATGCAGCCAGCTCAATGTCAAACGTAATCGTTTGGGCATCGGTGCCTGTAAACTCGGTCAGGGCAGGACCTCCGGTGCGCTGGTGGGTCGTGTATCTGGCCGACACATTCTGCACCATGTTCTTGATGGTCTCGACATGACTATCAAACACGGAAAAGCTGATGTCTCCGAGGCAACCAACGATCACGGATAAATCCCTCCCAGAACAAAACCATCAGCATTGAAGCACGGGAGGTACAGGCAGACCACCGTATCATCAACGGCCGGCAACCACCACACCACATGAGACTTGTGCTGATGGTCGGTGGAGTTGTCCGCTCCGATAACCTTTTCCTCTTCATCCCAAATCTGGCGGGAGCCATCCATGGTCTTTTTGATTTCAAGGTTGTAGGGGCTGGGGTGGATATACTGGTGATTATGCTCACCGGCTGACTCCGTATAGACAATGGCTTTGTAGTGCTGCATCACCGGGAGCCAGCCGGACGTGATGCCGGTGTCCTCAAACTTACAACGGACAAGGCGCTTTTCTTTGTTCACATCGGTGACTTTACCGAGGCGAACATCAACAGCAGTGTTCATCAGTACCCTCCTAAAACATGACGGCCGGAAACCTGCGTGGTGTACCCGCCAGAGCCAGTCACGGTATGTTTGGCCTGCTTCACGATGTACTTTCCATCCCACGGCCCGAAGTCCTTAGCCTCAAACGTCAGACCGGCCACCTTGCCCGGATCACCGGAATAGGTAAAGCCCACCTGACGCTCAAACTTGTTGTGCAGTCGGAGCTTTTTGGCCGCCAGTTCTTTGGCCTCGGCCTTGCTCGTGACCGGGGCATAAACTTCCAGCTGCTGGTTGGTTTTGCTCTTGGCATCGTAGTCCTTGACGTAGGCGATACCCTCAAGGGGCTTGCCGTTCGGCCCAACATAGGACACCCGGCAGGACGCATACTGCGTTCCGGCCTGGCCGAGCGTGTGGCTCCACTTGATATAGCTCTTGTCGTCCTTGGTGACAGTCCAGGCAGAATCTTTTCCCTCGTATTCCTTCTGGTCGAAGATGACGATTTTGCCGTCTGTACATTTCAGCGACAGGCCGGCATCATGGCACAGCTGCGACAGGAAGTCGATGTCAGAGCAGCGGTACTGCTCCACACGCTTATACTCCGGGTCTTGCTTTGCAAGAAACTGGGATTGCATACCGTTCTTCTTCGCCATTTCATTGGCGATGCCGGATAACTTGTACTTTTCCCAACCCTTGCTCTGCTTGGTCTGCCGGATCTGGCTGGTATAGGGCAGCCCCGTGGCCTTTATGGTGATGATGTCGGGCGGGCTGGATGCGTTTATGCTGTCCAACTCAAACTCCCCGCAGTCCAGCGCCTCATCCTTCCCGTCAGAGTGCCAGTTGCAGGTCGTGATGGTAGCCCGGATTTTCAGGCCGCCTTCACCGCTGCCGGAAGAACTGCCGCCAGATTTACCGGAGATCTCGCTGGCATCGACCCAGCCATAGACCCGGGACGTTCCGTCCGTGTGAATAACATGGTACGGGTGCAGCGCACCCTGTTTGATGATGGTGATCTTGGCCGGGCCAGCCTTTGGTGTTCCGTTTGCCTTTTTGTCGGTAGATGCCTTGTAGTGAGGACCACCGAGAAACTGCACCACGTCACCAACCTTGTAGCCATCAGAAGATGCGGCCGACACATCGCCGTCCAGCATCTTCTGGAGCCAGTCGGTCATCCAAACGCCCTCCCGGTCTTGGAGTTTGATCTGCAGGTCGTCACTGGCATCTTCCTCATTATCGGTAAATGTCAGCGACAGCAGGTAGGGCTTGATGCTGCTGGTGATGTCCACACCGTCAAACTCCACAGTACACTCGGCATGGCGGGCGGTATTTTCGTCGCTCATGTGACCACCTTCTTCCACGGGGGCAAGGTGGAGCTGGTTTGTGTCTCGGTATCCGGGAGCGTCAGAACGATTCCGGCCGGGAACACAAAATAGCCCAAGTGCTGCGGATTAGCAGCCATCAAGTTGGGAGCATAGGCGCAACTGCCGAGCTGCTTATAGGCCACGCTGTCCCAGCGGTCGCCTTGCACAGTCGTATAGATTTTACTCATGCATACCTCCCTCTGAAATCATCGTCCTCTGCATCTTTCACGATTTCGAGGACAAGTTCTCTCAGGCTGTCATTCTGGGCATTCAGGACGTTTTGTAGCTCGGCAGTATCGGATATACCTGAGATATGGTAAACCGGCGAGAGCGATATAGGAACCGTGCTGCGTGCTGAGGAGGAGCCGCTGCTCTCTGGCAGCTCAGCGCTCATGGGGGTAACGCTTGCGCTCTCCATCTCCCGTCTGGTTTCCGAGGCCGTCAGAACAGATTCCCCGCCGTTGAAGTAGACCAGCTCCGGGCCATGCTCACCAACGAGGGCAAAGCCGGGGGCCGCATCTTCCGTACCAACAGCAAAAGATAGAGCGCACAGAAACCACCGTGCGCTCTTCGCTGCCGGGCTGCTGCTCCGTTGCCAGCGGGATGACCCGATGGATGATGTACGGGGCTTTCTTCTTGGCGGAACGACTGTCGGGCAGCCGCATCAGATAGACTTCCGGGGCACGGTAGGCCTGTTCGGTATCGCCCTGCTGCATAGCCACCGGGAGAATCATATCGGCCATGATTTTCTCCGTAAATGCTTTCAGCTGCTCAAGCAAAACAACGCTGGTCATATCAGACACCCCATCCGTTCAAAATTCGCGTGATTTCATGCTCAATGCGTTTTTCGTACACCTCCGCCATCTTGTCCTCGACCTGATCTGCAACACTTTCGTTGGTTCCAATCATCTGCGGCGTTGATGGACCATACAGTTCTTTCACAGGGAAGCGGCTGGTGCCGATTCTCTCATAAACACCGATATGGCTACCCATCTTTGCGCTAAATGCGTGGTCGAGGGCTTTTTTGGTACTCGTTTTCATAACGCGGGTAACGACACGACCAGAACGGTCTATGCTCGTATCAAAACGCGTCAGCGGAATAACAGAGCCACGGTAGCCAAAACTTACCGTGATTTCGCCATCTGACGAACGGTTGAAATGGTTGACATTCTTTGTGCGGTTGACAAACTCGCTCGCACTAAGCGCATACTGCTCCGTTACGGCTTTCTTGGCCTCCGTTTTTCCTGCATTTGCAGCTCTTGCAAGCGCAGAACCAGCAGCCTGTTGCCAGCCGCCTTTGATGCCAGACAGAAGTGCAGACACTCGGTCAATATCCGATTCAACAGTCACTGCAAGAGCAGCCGCCGGACGTTCTTTGACGTTAAGAGGCTCGTAGGACATATATTCTTGCCAGCTCATTCGTCAATCGCCTCCAGTTCCACCCGCAGCATCCCCATCTCGCAGACAGAGGATGCCACATAGTAGTTTCGGACGAATCCATCCTCGTCAATGCTCAGCTTGCAATCCTTCTCAGGCTGCTTTCCGCCGAGGGCTGCAATATTGCAGTGCAGCACCCGGCTGACCCGGTACAGACCCTGTGCATGGTCGCTGATGGTCTGGCGCACTCGTTCCTTTTCGGAAAGCCCGGTCAGAACCAGAGGAACATCAGGGTATTCCTCTCCGTCATAGTAGACCGTATGTGTCTCGGCGAACTCGTCCAGATTCAGAAAGACGCTGTTCAGGTCTTCCCGCACAGCGTCCTTAAAGGCGCTCACGCCGTGGGCATCGCAGCAGACAGCTCCGGGCCGCTGGCGCACTCATCGCCGGGAATTACTTCCTCGGCGCAGATGGCCTCGATGAGTGCATCTTTGGTTTTGAGCTGTTTCGTGTCGATGCCCATATCCGCCGCCAGCTTTTTCAGATTGGCAACGGTCATGCTGCGCAGCTGGTCGGGGGCAAGGGTGGCCGTCTCCGAGCCGCCCTGCGAGGCTTCCTCGTCAGGGGTGTCGTTACCTTCCGCAGTTGCCGGAACGTCTGCAGGGGCTGTTTCCGGGGCAGTGGGAGCGGAAAACACATATTTCGCCACACCCAGCCCGATAAGGCGGGCTGCTTCGGCATCGCTGACCTCACACCGCTCGCCGCGCGAAACAGTGTGAACACCTGTTTTGGCGGGGCAGCCGTAGCCGCCGCAAAGAATTTCAACAATCATCGGTGTACTCCTTTCAGGCCGGACTTAACCGACCACGTTCTTGGCGCGAATCCAAGGGATATAGTTCTTGGGCGCAGCCAGCGGGCGGGTCTTCAGGCTCATCTTACGCACATCGTTCTCCTGATCGATGCTGAACTTAGGAACGCGGCGGGCGGCGATGGTGGAGTGCTTGGTATCGCCGTAGTTGATCTGAGTGATAGCACCATACATCAGGTGACCGCAGGCCGGAGCCGTAATCAGCGCATCGGTCTTCGGGAAGTAACGCTGCTCTGCGTTGGCGGTGTCGACGTAGGTTTCATCCACGGAGATGAGGTTCAGCTTATAGCCGCGGAAGTTGAGGGTGCCACCGTAGGTAACGCCATCGTATGCGCTCAGTTCCTGCTCGATTTTGCCGACGATGATGCCGGAGTTCTTATTCAGCAGACGCTGAACCTTTTCCATGTTCAGGACGGCATCGTACACATCGGCACCCAGCAGCATGTCAACGGCGCGCAGGCCGCGCTTGGACAGCAAACGGCACATGGCAGGAACATCGCCGAAGAAATCGCCATCAGTCTCGTTCCACTTATGGGCCGCAGTGTAGATGTGGTCGTTCTCGTGACCGGGGTTGTAGAACTTCACGACCTTGGCCTCGCCCTTGGTCTGGTTGTCGATCATCTCCTGCATGGTGCAGCCGTTCTCCAGCATGGTCTGTGCGCACATCCACTCCTCGGTGCGGATGATGCGGTTGTCCATGTCCACGAGGTCGTTCTGAACCAGCCTTGCGGCACGCTGGGCGGGAGTGCTGTTGGCATAGATAGCCTCGCCGAAGCCGCGCTTGGTCAGGTCATCGACGGACAGTTCGCGGCTCACACCGATGGCAGCGGGCTCGAACTCGTGGATCTCGTAGCCCACGCGCTCCATCGGGATTGCACCGACACGAGGTCCAACGAATGCGGCCATCTTGCGGTCACCGTCCATGTACTCGGTCAGAACCTTGTCGGAGTTGAAGATATCGCCGTCGTCGGTGCCGAAGTAGCGGTCACGGAAGAAGGTCTGTCTGGGAACAGCACGCCGTTCCACGGCCATCAGGGTATAGGTATCGAAGAAATTCAGTTCAGCAGGCATTGTTGTATCCTCCTCACAGTGCAGGTGCAGCAGCCTTGAAGAAAATGCCGCCGTTACGCAGGGCATCCTTCTCAGCCTCGGTGATAGTATGGTCATTGATGGTGACACACTTGTTCAGGTTGAAGCAGCCGGCCAGATAGACGGGAACGGTCACATCATCAGTGGTGCCAACCTCAACATCATCGCACAGGATGGCGTATGCAGTCAGGGTCTCCGTATCACCGCTGGCAGCGGTGCCCAGCGCCACCAGCTTGTTATCGCCTGCGGTACCGCCGGACTTAGCCAGAACGGTGCCGCGCTTGATGGTGTCAGCAGCACCCAGCTTGCGGAGGGTGCCACCGCTGACAACCAGCTTGGGGTTGATGTCGGCAATCAGGCCGTCATACTCCATGGTGCCGAGAGATTTGCTCAGTTCGCTCATAGTAGTATTCCTCCTTACTTCTTGTCATCGTCGAGCAGTTCAGCAACGACCGCTTCGGCAGCAGCCATGCGCTCGGCCTGCGTCTTGGGCACGTTGCCCTTTGCATCAGGCAGGGCTTCCGGGTCGCCGGAAGCAGACGCGCCCGGAACAGCTTCCACACTCTGTGCACCAGATGCGGCGTTATCCGCCGCCAGATTCACCAGGAACTCGTGACCCTGCGCAGCAGCAGCCTTGGCGGCGCGGAATGCCAGCTCGCGAGCATCGCAAGCGGTCTCGCCGTACTTGGCCTCCTGCACCAGAGCGGGGTCAAACAGGCTTGCCACCGAATCGATTTCGGCCAGACGGTTGCGCTCCGCGCTCACGGCTGCGTCAACTGCGGCCTGCGGGTTTTCCGCTGCGGGGGTTGCAGTGGTGGGATTTGCATTGTTTGCCATAGTGGATTGTCCTCCTTCGTTGGACTGGGCGGCGGGTGCCGCCGGTGTATTTGCAGTAGCGGCAGCAGGTGCAGCCGCTTTAGCCATAGGGATGTTGTCGGGCAGCTTTACGCCGGGCATCAGGCGCAGGGCGTGACCCTTTGCGTAGATGGTCTGGCGGTCTGCGCTTGCGGAAATTGCCACGGGCTCGGCATCGTCCAGCAGTTCATTGGCAAAGCCTTTTTCGATGGCCTCCTTGCCCGTCATATAGGTGGTGTCGCCCATCATGTGCAGCAGCACGGTTTCAGACAGGCCAGTCTTCCGCTTGTAGATGGCGACTTGGCTCTTATCCCATGCATCATTGGCTTCCGCAGCCTTGCGAAGTTCGTCAGCATTGAGCGCGCCTCGAATGGGAGTCCAGCACTTGTGAATCATCACAAGGCTGGAAGGATTCACCTTTACCGTATCGCAGGCGCACATGATAAGACTGCCGCCAGACATGGCCACGCCGTCCACAATGCAGGTCAGCTTCGTGCCCTTGGCGGCCAGTTCGCGCAGCCTGTTGTGAATCAGGATGGAAACGCCCGCATCGCCGCCCAGACTGTCCATGCGGATGATGATCTGCGGGCAGTTTTCGACCTGCTGCAAGTCCGACAGGAACTCGCTCTCGATGATGTACTGTCCCGGAATCGGCTCGTCAGTCCACCAGTCGATGGGCTGCGTTTCCACGATTTCGCCGTACATAGTAATATCCGCGGTCTGGCCGTCAGTGCTGGCCATTGCGTAACAAGGCCGCTGGATGTTCACCTGCGGTGCGTTATTCGGTTTGGGCATTTTGCTTACCTCCCTGTGTCGTAATGCTGGCGGTGGTTTCGATTGCGCCCTCACTGCCAGCTGCTTTCAGCAGCTTATTTTCACGAGCCAGCTGTTCGGCGTTTTCGGTCCAGTCGCCGCCGCCCATCTCAAGGGTGACCTGTTCGTGGGTCTTAAAGGCGTGGTGCGTCTGGAGAACGGCTGCATTGACTTCCTTGGCGGGGTCAAGACTGCCCTGCACAGGGCCAATCCAGCGGGCGCCGCACCATGCAGCACGGAGCAGCGGGTCATCAAAAAAGCCAGGAGCGATTACTCGCCCACGGGCTACGGCCTCTGCCAGCCAGATTTCATATGCGGGCTGGCAGAAGCTGTCCACCAGCCATGTGCGGCGCATCTTGAACGCCTCCCATGCTTCCAGCAGGGCAGCACGGCTTGCCGAATAGCTGGCGTTGAACTCTTTCAGCAGCAGTTCGTACGGCATCTCAATGGCACCGCCCATCAGTTTGCACATCGTCCGAACGAACGTATCAAAGCCAGCAGTCGGGAGATTCGGATTTCCAAACTTGACATCCTCGTCTTGGCCGAGGTGAAAAACCTGACCGGGCCCCATCTCATATTCGGAATCACTGTGGCTGACATTGCTGGCCTGTGGATTATCCACAGGAACACCGCCAAGGTCACCGCTTCCAGTTTCGCTGAACGGAATGCCGCTCTTGGACGTGTTGGTGACAATCCACGCCGTGAAGTAGCTCTGGACCAGTGCTGCAATCAGTTCCGATTCGGTGTATCTGCGCAGCTGGAGCAGCGGTTCGATGATGGGCGCAATGAGCGGAACACCACGGTACTGGTCCGGGCGTTCCGATTCCATGATGTGCAGGATCTGGGGTAGCCCGGTAGTTGCGCCGACGGCCTCTACCCGCTGCCATGTGGTCGTATCGCTCTTCCATTCGTGCGGGTAGGTGTTTCGCACCCAGTAGGCCACGATTGCACCGCTGCTGTCTACTTCCACGCCGTCATAGATTTTGTTTCCGTTGCCGGGGTTTTTGCCCTCGGTGTAGCCCAGACCATCCAGCAGACCGCCGCACTTGTCCGGGGTGGACACTCGGTCGGCCTCCACCAGATGCAGCCGCAGGCCATAGGGATGCAGCTTGTCCGGGTTGCGGATTTTCACCACGGCGAACACGTCGCCGCTCATGAGCCAGCTTTTCAAGGCCAGCTGCTGCAAGCCGTAGAAGTTGTTCAGCCCCATGGCATCGCAGCTGCGGCGGTTCTCCGCCCACAGTCGGAACTCGGCCTCGGTCTTGGTCTGCCATTCTTTGGCTGCCTCCGGGGAAAGCCCCAGCACATCTCGGTCAATGGTTGCTTTCAGGTTCAGGCCAGTGCCGACCACCTTTGTGCGGTTGGTGTTGATGACACTCGTGGCAATCGGTGCGCTCATGTAGAGCATCCGGCTGCGCTGCCGCAGGGTGTCGGCGTTGTCGTGTATATCACTGCTCGGCGAGTTGCTGTTGGGGAAGAATGCCCGCAGCGCGCGCCGCTTGTGGGATGCGCCCGCTTCGCTGTATCCGCTGGCTTGCGGTGCAGCAGTGACGCGGTATCTGACGCTCAAAAGTAATCGCCTCCGTAAATTTCAAACTAAGCGGGCTGGCTGGGGAAAGGAGTAAAAAGCAGCCAGTCCGCGGCAAAAGCCCAGATGGGCTGTCACCCTAAAAAATTACCAATCGCGCGGAATAACGGCAAATGCCTTGCGGGCACTCTGGCTGTTCAGCAGCGCGGTCAGTTCATCGACTTTTTCCTCGGCCTCCTTGATTTCATCACTGAGTTTGCCGAGGTCGAGGCGTGTAAGTTCCCGGTCATCCAGACGGTAGCTTTTCACGCCGCCGGAAAGCAGCTTGTTGTAGGCCACATACAGGTTGTCAAGCCGCTGCGTGTGGAACTCCAGCCGCTTTTTGATGGTCACGGTATCCATACCTCACACCTCACCAGTCATCCAAAAGTTTCTCCCGCTTCCTGCCGGTTGGCTGGGAGCGGGAGATGGGTTGTTGAATATTTACCGCTGCCGGGGTGTCGACTGCCTTGCCACGCAGCTGTTTCAGCCTGCGGTCAATGGCATCGAGATCTTTCGGCAGCACCTTGAAAGCCGCCAGAGCGTAGTTTCTACAGTCCAGCGCCTCGTTGCGCTCATGGCCGGAGATTTTCTCCCACTGCCACGGATTGCGATGGCCATCCTTGTACACCAAATGCTCAGACAACAGGCCATTAAAATAGCCAAGGCCGTAATCATCCCGGCGCGGGAAGTGGCAGTACCGGGCGCCCGGCTCCTGCACTTTCAAATCGTCCATGATGATTTGCTTGCCGGAGTCAACGCCCAACTGGTACTGCCAGCACATCCCGATGTAGCGGTTCTGCACCGTGATTTTTTGCTGCTTCGGAGGGCTGGTAAACGGCCTATCAGAGCCGGGAAAGCCCTTGATGCAGAAAACCTTTTTGCCTATGCGGTCATGGCACCGCTGGCGTATTTCTTGGGTGAAATGACCGCCCTCGTCCACAAATTTGATGGACACAGGCAGTTCCACGCCATCGGCGAATTTCAGCTTGCGGTCAAACACCAGTTCGTCCAGCTGCTGCCAGACTTCATCGCTGTCAGGCCGTCCGCTGACGATGCCCTTTTCGATGCCCCATGTTTCCCCGAAGTGGCCGAAACCCACGATCTCGTACTCCATGCGGTCATCCTGCGTGTCAACGCCAGCAGTCAGCACCAGAACACCCTCCGGCAGTTCTGCGGTATATTCCTCCCTGCGGCCCAGCATGGTATCCTCGTCCTGCACATCGCCACGGTCTTCCCACAGCAGCCCAAGGCGGGTGTTGTAGACAACCTGCATCTTCTTGGTATCGCCCAAGGCGTTCAGGTATTTCAGCACAGTGTCTTTCCATGCCGCCCATTGGCTGACGAAGCTGTTCAGCCAGAAGCTGCGGATGCCGTTCTCATAGGCTGCCGGGTTTTCGGCCTGCCAGTGAGCGGGTGCCCGCTTCATGGTCACCTCGTCCGAAATGCAGCCGCACTCCGGGCAGAGATACCACACATCCTTGACCTTGTAGGTTTTCTCGCCGTGGGTCTCGATGGTGTCGTAATCGTACCGAATATCTTCCCAGCGCAGTTCGTGGAAGCCCTTGCAGTGCGGGCACTGGGATACCCAGCGTTCCATTGTGCCCTTGACGTAGGACTTGGCAATGGCACTGTGTCCCTTGATGGTGGGGGTACTGACCTCCACAGCCTTTGCATTATAAAACGTGGTCTGTCTGGCCATTGCCAGTTCCCAAGGGTCGCCCTCAGTGCCGGCGCTCGCAGCCCAGCGGTCACGTTCATCCCCCAGCACATAGCGGATGGGTTTCGATGCCAGAGCGTGCGCCTCGGTGGAGCCGCACATGGTCAGGATGCCGCCGGGGTAAGACTTCTGCAGAATGGTGTTGCCGCTGTCTCGGCTCTTGCTCTCTGCCACCTTTGCCCGCAGGGCAGGACAGTCTCGTATCATGGGAGCGATACGCAGCTTGCTGTACTCCTTGGCATCAGTCTGAACCGGGTGGATAAAAAGGATAGATCCGGGGTCAACGTCAATCGTTCTGCCGATGACATTGTTTTCAAATTCGCTCTTGCCGACCTGCGAGGAAGCAACGACAACAATGTGATGGACGCGAGGGTCAGAGTATGCGTCCATGATTTCCACCAGATAGGGCGTTCTGCTGTTGCGCCAGCGGCCTTGTTCGGCAGATGCTTCCGGGGACAGGACGCGGTTTTGTGCCGCCCACTCGCTGACCGTCACGTTGGGCGGCGGGCGAATAGCTGCTACCAGCTTCGACACCAGAGCATTCAGGCGGTCTACTGCGGCGTTGTCACTCATCCTCGTCACCGCCCAGTTTATCAGTCCACGACCGGCGTTCCCGGACGCGAGCCTCATACTTGGCCGGGTCATAGCGGAACAGAGCGATTTCCTCCGCAATCTGATTGACCTCGCCGCGCATATACTCTGCAACCTCAGCAGGGTCAGACAGAGCAGCGGCATTGATGGCCACCCGGCTGGGCAACGCCATCAGCGCGCCCCGGATGGTGTAGATAAGTTCGGCGGTCATAGCTGCCACATCCTCGCTGCGGTGCATCTGCCCGGACAATTCCTTGGCTTCTGCCTGTGCGATTTTGGCCTTGCTGGTCTTGAGCGTTGCCTCTGCCTTGGCCTTGACCCGCTCAATCTTCTTGGCCTCCTCAGCTTCTTCCTTGGTCAGCCCGCCACGAGAGATGCTGCCGATGTAGGCTTGCACGGCATCAGACAGCACGAATTTTCCACGGCTGACGGTGGTAAGCACGCCATCCTGTGTCAGCTGCTGCACTCTGCGGCCTGTGATTCCCAGTATCAGAGCCAGTTCGGTGGTGGTCACGTTTCTGTCAGCAAGTCTTTCTTTTGTAGGCATCCAGAAACCACCTCCTTTTCTGGTAAAACTATCTGGAAAATTCCTTGAAATTCGTTATACAAAGCGTAACGAAATGGCTGATTTTTCCCTTACTAACTAGCACGATTTCGGGGTCGTCGAGCCCGCTCATGGTAGGGTGCCCCCGTCACAGTACCTTTTCAGCACCGAACGACTGCTCCTGCCCGCTGTCGGGCGGGTGGAGTGCAGCTTCAACCATTGCAGGGTCATACACGAAGGTGAACTTCATGTCCTGCACAGGTACAGGCTTATCAACATAGATGTCTACGACAGGCATTGTGATACGCTCCTCTCTCAGATGCTGCGGATGACCTTGGCCTTGGAGTATGTCGGATGGTCTTTGGTCATCATGTTCAGGAACTCGTCTTTGGTAAAGCCGGACAGACGGAAGATTTCTTCAGGCTTCATGCCCAGCTGCTTGCCGATCTCGTCCACGGTCTTGCCCTCGTCAATGAGCTTCTTCACGATGGCTTTCATAGGGTCGAGCAGGTGTGTTCCGCGAGCTCGGTTGTGTGTGATGGTGCCGTATACATCGGCACTCTCGTCACCGTGATGGTCTACGACTACGACAGGCACCTTGCCGCCCAGCAGGGACAGCAGCGGTTCACGGCCTGATACTGTCCAGCGGTGGAAGCCGTCAATGATGGTTCCGTCCGGGCGTACCACGATGGGCAGCGTCCAGCCGTTGGTCAGGATAGACTGGATAAGCAGCTTCAGGTTTTCCTCGCTGACCTTGTTGGGGTTGTAGTCGTTGGCGTGAATAGTGTTGCGGTCTACCCACTGGAGGGATGCCAGCGGGGCGAATACATCAATGCTTTCCATGGTTCTGCTCCTCCTTGATGCGGGCGTTGTGGTCGTTGTAGATGGTGGTCCAGAGAATGCGCAGGATATGCAGCTCTGCCAGCTTCTTCACCGTGATGTTCATCGTGCGGCCTCCTTCCTGTCAGAAACGAGGTCCAGGACGATGGAGAACAGGACGGCGGCTACGACAACGTAGATGCGGATCGTGCTCATCAGCTGCCAGATGCCCATAACGCCAAGCGGAATCAGGATCTGCCACGAGGCCACGGTGAGAACGTCCAGTGCGAAGCCAAACTTCTTGCCGAAAACCAGATATTCGCAGTAGAGATAGGTAGACAGCGAGGAAATGGCGATGACCGTAATCAAGATAGCTTTCATTACGTTCAGCACCGGGCTGAAGCGCACCCACGTGAGCAGCGCAGCCAGCACCATGTAGATGCCAAACATCACGCCCGCCAGCACGAAGGCCTTTTTCATGTTGCCGCGCTTGGTGCCGTCCGTATTTTCATCGTTGTACTCAAACAGCGAATAGTAATACGGACAAGCAAATGGGCCAGGCAGCAGAAGTAAGCCGTTGTACACGCCAGCCTTAATACCAGCGGCGTTTACACCGGGGTCGATGACGGCGAATGTGCCGCCAGTGTACACCAGAGCAGCAGCCACTACTACGGCCAACAGGCCATAAACGACCACCCATGAAAAGCCATCGGACAGCACGTTGCGAATCATGCCATCTTTGAGCAACATAATCAGGAACGCCACGCAGGTGACGTACACGATAATCATGCCGCCCTTGGTTCCAATGGGTGTATCGCCGAAGATCTCGTAGATGCCGCTCATCTGCGTCCACGTCTGAAACAGCGTCAGCAGGCCGATGAAATAGAACATCACCTTGCTCTGCATGATGCGCCGGATGGACGGAACACGGTCAGCGAACAGGCCGAATGTGATACACGCCAGAGAATTGAACACCGCCCAGATGATTGCCGGAACTGCGCCGTATCGCAATGCAATGGTACGGAAGTTCATCAGACTGCCCACTCCCGCCCACGATGCGACAATGGAGCAGGCGTAGAAAATAGTGGGGTTTGCCTTGAATTTTGCCTTGATTTTCTGATACATAGAAAAATCTCCTTCTTTGCGGCTGGGCACGGCGAAATGTCCAGCTTGCAGCGCCTCGGCTTTTCGGGGTGCTGCGGTGATGCCACACGCAAAGGAGCAACGTGCGGCCCGGAATCCTCCTTTCAGGCAATAAAATAGCGGCACCCACCGGGAATGGTGAGCACCGCTTGGCTTGATTTGAATTTTGCATCCTAATCATATCACCGGGAGCATCCGTTGTCATCTGAATCTATATCAAAGCGTTGCTGGTCGTTGCTGGTCGTTGACTTTCGTTCTTCTTCGTTGCTGGTCGTTCTTGTTTATTGCACGGCATTACACGCCGTGTGAAACCGTCCTACACCGTCCACCACCGTGTGAAACAATCTGCATTGATTTTTGATATTTTCAGTTTGAATTTAACTTTTGGCAGCCAAAATGTAAAACTTATTTCTATATTTGGCCGTATTTTATGAAAATTTGAGGTTGAATTTGAGTTTTCGGGCAAAAATAAAAAGCCCCGCAAATGCAGGGCTTATCGGTCAATGTGATTCGAGGTAGTTGTAGGCCATCCGGCTGACCCCGGCTTCCGTGTAGCACTTTCCGAGTGCTCCGGCAACTTCTGCCCACGAGTAGCAGCGGACAAACCGCAGCCGGAAGATCAGATAAAGCCGGGCATCCATGATGCTCTTGCAGTACGCCTCGACCTTGGGCTTTTCTTCCGCTGCCTGTTCCTCCAACCAGCGGACACGTTCATCCATGTCAGCCAGTTCCACAGCCAGATCCGCCACCTTGTCCCGAACACCGGGCGTATGTGGCATACCCGTCAGCTGTGGGGAGGCAGGATTGATTTTCTGCCGAAGATTCTCCAAGGCTTCACGGTCTTTTTCGAGGGTCATCTGAATGTCATAATACTTGGACAATTCCTGTAATGTCACAACCTACCTCCGTCATAATTCCGCTACCGTCTTTCGGCGGCGCCTCTATTATTTTATCACATTTCGCTGTCGGAAGGTAGACCGGAAGTCCACAAATTATGTGGTCTGCACCAATTTTGCACAGGCCCGGAACTGTATAGGTCTGGCCTTTGGCATCAGTGCGCTGGATGGGCGGGTGAAGGGGTATGTAGTTCTCACAGGATAAGCAACTCATTTCTTCCCGCCCTCATCGCCATCATGATAGCTAACGCCGAATAATGCCGGAATCAAAAAGAACCAAAGCGCTCTCAGATTTCCGGTGACGTTGATTGCGGTTGACACCGCCAACCCCACTGAAATCCACTCCGCTGCATAGATAAGTGCAACCCATTTCATTTCGGCACCTCCTGTCTGCCGTTGCCAAAACTCCGGGCAAATACCGCCCGTTGGATAAAGTCTACATCCTCTGCAATAGACCGTACCGATGAATTATCAGAGCGGATCTCAAAGGAACGGAGAATGAAGCGCTTCAAAGTGTCCAGACTGTAACCTGCGATCGACTTCCCGAAGAATGCGGTAAGGATTTCAATAATGGTTTCCTCATGCCGAGCGAACTCGCATTCATAGACTTTGTGTTCAGGAGTAAAGGACACCCAGTAGGTAAACCGAGACTTATCGTGACCGGCTTTCAGGTCAAGGCAGTGGGTTTCGGTTTGCAAGTAGCGGACTGCTCTATCCGTTATCTGTTTAAGCTCCTTTTCTCCAATGGTGCAGCCGTCCGGGAAAAGTTCTTCCATGAATTGAAGAAAAAGCTGTTCGCCATTGGCACAATCGAACACGTCATGCCATGTGGCAGCCCATTCGGCCATTGCTTCTTTTTTTTCAAAAAGAATTGTGCAGGCCAGTCTGACAAAGTTGGCCGGAGATTCAACCATGAAATGCAGTCGTTCAGCTGTCATACTGCACCTCCAGTTCTGGCTTTATCCCCACCTCAATCACAACCACCGGGGTGTTTGATGTGATGGTGAATTGATAGACTCCCGGTTTCACTTCATTCGCAGACACATTTATCATGTCAGGGCTCATGCCATTCGCATTGCAGATGCTTTCTTTCAGCCGTTCCTCGCAGTTTTTTACCATCTCATTTTTCTTCGGAGCCATGGTAAAATATTGACTTAAAAATTGAAGATAAATTTTATCCAGAATCTGCTGTGCCGAATCGCCAACTTTATCCATAGTGCCGTTCCTCCACATAGCACCAGCTTTGAGGTGGTCTGTTCAACCTGTCAAGGTCAGTGCAAATACAGCCCTCATTCTCAAAACCGCTGCCTTTATTTTTCAACTTATCAGCGCTTTTGCAGTGCCATTTTCCATCTGCACCAGCATACCTTTTGGCGCAATGGCGCAGAAAACTCCGAATCGGCTTGGGCGCATCATAAATTTTTAGTTTCGTGATGTGCCAGCCAAAACCATCGCTGCCTCTTAGGTATTGTTCAACACTTTTCTCACTCAAACACGCCTTTTGGAGAAGCCCTGCAATCGGCCTATATTCCAGTTTCGATCCAACAGTATGTAGCTTCGGCAGCTCATTGCTGCCCATCGTCCCAGCATGACAAATAGGGGTGATTTCGTCACAGATGAATTCTCCGATTACCATCTGAGTTTTGCCGCGAATGCCGTCAGGCAACACCCTATCGAACTTTACGAATACAGACTTCCCGTGGTGGATTTCGCTATCCATCGTTTCTTCGCCATCCTTGAAAATGGTGATAAGCTGTTGCGGAGCCTTTGTGCAGTAGATGTATGCTTTGAACGGCGTTTCCTGCCTCGGACGGGTCTTGCGTACCTCAATGGTTTTCTTACCTCGCACAATGAGGTCGCACCATTCCGGCTGGATACTGATAAGAACAGCCTTATTCATTTTACCACCTCCGGCGGCTCCAGCAGCGGTGCCCACAGCTTCACATGGCCGTAGTGGCCATCCTCTGCACGGTGGCCATCCTCAATGTGCCACGTCCCGTTTTCGACCCAGCCTTTCATGGTGTGGCCGCTCTCGCAGCACACCCATACGATGTCGCTTATCACGGCGCAGTGCTTTTCGCCGGTGCATTCCCAGCTTTCTTCATGGGCGATTGGCGGGTTGTTGGCATCGTGCCATGACATCCTGCGCACAAAGTCAACGACCATCTGGCTGGCCTCATGCAGGGCGGTGGCTGCGGCATCCTTGCCCTTGAAGCCGTTGTAATATTCGATCTCGGCCAGAGCGTCCAAATCCGTTGCCGGGTCGATGAGGCGGCAGGCTTCCTCAAGGGTCATTCGATGTACCTCCGCTTGTCCTTGTCCCAGTGCAACGTGATGGGATTGCCGCACTTGCAGGGAATGGTGATTTCCAGTTCCTCGATGTTGGTCTGGCCTTTGGCGTGCATCCCGCAGCACCCACACTCAAACTCATAGTGGGCAAGCCCACGTTCAAGCGAGATCGTGGCCCCGCAGCGGCAGCCGATGGACATCTGCGAAACGTGGAGGTATGTACCAAACTCCTTACCGCAGCAGGGGCAGCGCAGCCGCAGCAGCCCCCGTGCGCCGACTTCCGGCGGGCGGTTATTCCTGTTCTTCCTCATGGGAGGCTCCTTTCTGTGTCTGGAAATGAATCACTTCACGGAAAAGCAATTCGTTTTTCTGCTCTGATTCGGCCATGAAGTTGATATACTCCCGGAACAGAGCACGGTCATGCTGCCGGCGGCTGGTTTCGCCCAGCAGCGCCCCGATGGACACGCCAACGGCCAGCAGCGCAATGTTGATGAAAAACTGGTCAGGCATCGGTATCACCCAGCACTTTCTCGATGAGGTCAAAGACCATTTCCCGGTCTTCGGTGCTCAGAAAGTCGGCAGCCACAATTTCAAATTTGAGGCGGTCTGCATATTCTTTTAAGTCGTCCATGGGTTACTCCTTTCCCAGTGCAGCGAGGATCTCGTTGCCCTTGTCCAGCAGTTCATCCCGCCGCTTTTTCTGCTCAGCCTCCAGCTTTTCCATTTCAGCCTGATACTTTTTCAGCGTTCCCGGCCGGAAATGCTTAGTCTGGCCCAGCTTGATTTTTGCGGCGATGGCCTTATGCCTCTGGATGGTCTGGCGCAGCTCGGTGTCCGTGGTCAGAATCTGGTAGCGATGGTGGCAGCCGGGGCATGTGAAATACTGCACCATGTAATCGCCGCTCCATGTACTGCGGATGCCGGCTGTCTGGATGCTGAACGGTGTGCCGCAGCGGTCACACTTTACAAGGTCGGTCATTCGCCATACTCCTTTCTGCACAGCTGGGATGCATTGCAGTGGTCATCACAGGTCTTGCAGCACTTGTCGCATCCGGGATGTGCCGCCTTGCAACGTTCGCAGGGCACATCTGCCTTTTTAGGGGCATTGGTGGAAAAGATGGCATGGGTTCCGTTCTGTAACGCCTTTTCTTCGTCAGACATTTCATAGCCCAAAGCTACCAGCAGAGTGTAAATAGCGTCGAGACTGCCATTTTCCTCCCAGCCGTACCCGCCGCTCTGGCAGTCGGGTTGCCAGACCCAGCCCCAGTATCCGTTGCTGCCATCGTCAGCGGCCGAATAGGCCAAGGAGAGCAGTGCCTTTTCCGGCTGGTCGTTGAACACCGAAACGCTTTCCAGATAATCAAGCAGGTCAATGCTGTCCGTTTCCGGTGGAGCAATGCCCAGCAGCTTGATTGTCAACTCGCCATCGTAATTTGAATCGAACGCATCCACGGCAAAGCGGACGATTTCGCCCAGATGCTTCTTGCACTCTGCCGTGGAAAGCTGCGTCACAAAGTCCCGGCGCAGTTCAAACATATAGTTTGTGAGGGCGGAAAGTTGGTCCTTATAGAACTGTTCCTGCTGCCGCTTTTCCTCTCGCTTAGCCGTTTCCGCATTCTCTTTTCCCAAATCACGCTCTTTGTAGAGGTCAATCTGGTTTTGGCTGACCTTGTAGCAGTACGCTACGCTATCGGCATCGTCCGGCACTTCAACGTCCTTGCTAGTGTTCCAATATCCGTACCCAGCAATGTGCGCGTGAGTGCTGTAATTGACATCAGGATTTTCCACTGCAAATTGGCGAAGCTGCTCAATCCATTCGGCCTTTCTGTGCTGGTATTTCTGGTCAGACAAGGCGTTCTGCATCTCACGGTTAAAATTAGCTGTGCCGAGGGTTTCCAACACCTTGTTCCGGGCATCCAGATCCTCGATTTTGTTGAGTTCAACAAAATCGGAAAGGGTTGCGCCACGCTGCTCTGCCTTTTTGAAGCTGTCGCGGTTCAGTTCCAGCAGCTTGATGCGCCGCCGGATAGTGGACTGGGAGAACCCCGACTTGTCGGAGATCTGCTCCACTGTCTGCCCGAAGTCCATCATCATCTGGAAGCCCTGCGCCTGTTCGTAGACGGTGAGGTCTGACCGCTGCATATTCTCAATCATCATGGTCTGCATCTGCTCCCGCTCGTCCATCTCCACGATGGCGCAGGGCAGTTCGTACAGTCCTGCCTGCTGCGCTGCTGCTGCCCGGCGGTGGCCGATGATGATGGTGTAGTCCTCACTGGACCACACAGCCTTGGGTGTCCATGCTGCCGCTGCTGCGGCTGCATCCCCGCCCTCGTCAACGCACTTTGCGATGTACTCCCGGCTGTTGAGGTAGTGGCCGGGGATTACGGTCAAGTTCTGGTACACGCCGTTTTCCTTGATGCTGGCGGCAAGTTCGGACAGGTCGCCCAGTTCCTTGCGGGGGTTATCGGGGTGAGGGTACAACTGCCGGATAGGGATGTAAGTAATGTCTGCCATAGGGATACTCCTTTCTTATTTCGGGTTAGAAAAACGTGAGCTGCCCGGTTTTGGTTTCGTTAAGGGGCTCGTTTTCCGGGGCTTTAGGCTCATTTTTGATAGATTTTTGCAAATTTGCGGGTTTAATATCGGTTTTTTCGATTTTTGCCGGTTCGCCTTTCGGTTCAAACAGCAGGTTCATCTGCGCTATCTGGCGGCGCATATACCACACATCGGTTGAGAAAAGCGGCATATACCAGATGCGATTTTGCGGTCCTGCGGGCAGCAATCCGCGGCTGTCGTAGGCCGTTGCCGGGTTCACGAGTGTGTCACCGATGACTACATATCCAGCGCAGCCCATGAAGCTGCACTGGATGTAGCACATCAGCCCAACGATAAAGTCAATGTCTTGGGCTATGACAAGGACTTTGTTGTGGTAGCAGATATTCCGTCTTTTGCAGACGTTCAAAAAGGCAAGCAGCGTGGCGCCAGCTCCACAGGCCGGGTCAGATACCGAGATAAAGCCCTCCATGTCCGGGTGCAGCTTCGGGTCAAACGTGATCTCGGCCATGCAGCGGCACACATCGTAGGGGGTGAAGAACTGCCCGGCGTGGTCATTGCCCAGCTCACACATCATGTACAAGGAGCCGAGGAAATCTTGGTCGGGGTTCTGTTCCATGCCCATGACCACCTCGGCCAGCATTTCGGCCATGCCGTCCCGCTCTTTGGCGGAGTATTTAGAAATGATGGTCTGATACATCCTAGTGCGCTCTGGGGCATTTACCTTGTCCGTGCTGTTCGAGATCTCGATGGCCGTCAGGGTGACGAAGTCCTCCCAAATCTCCCAGCGGCTATGTTTTCCGGTCAGGCCATTGAAGATTTTGAGGAAATTCTTCTGGTGGTCGTCCCGGATGCTGCGCGTTACTGCTGCCTTTGCCATGGATTATTCCTCCTCGCTGTCTGCCTTGGCGAGGTAGTAGCGGCCATCGTAGAAGTCAATCACGCCGGCCGTTTCCAGTTCATCCAGCAGGGCGATGGCCTTTTCTGCGGTCACACCCATCTGCTGTTCCAGCAGGGCCTGCGTGATGCCGTCGTTCTGCCGGGCAATCTCGGTGGCCTTTGCCAGCTCGTCCTCTGCGGGCGCTTCGGCCTCGGCATCGTCTGCATCATCGGTATCATCCTCGATTTCTTCCAGCTTTTCGGCATCCGGGGGCAGGTCGGGAGCCTTTTCCTCAGGCTCCTTTGCGGTGGTTTCAGGAATTTCCGGCATCTTCCCGCCGATGGCTTTCAGCCGGCCGCTCTCAATCAGCTCACGGAAGAAGAACTGGCAGTAGTAGGAGTGCATATTCTTGAAGATGTTCTTGATTTTGCCGAACAGGGTATCCTCAATGGTGAAGGTCTTGCTCATGCGGTAGACCAGCACGCCATCCTTCATGGTGAACAGGAGGTAGGCATCCGGGGAGATGTAGCTGTCCTCGCTGGCGGTTTCCAGCATGGACATCTGTTCGCCCACACCCTTGATGGGGCAGATAATCAGCTTGATGGGGTAGCTGTTTTTGATGAACGTGTAGGTCAGGTCGTGCGCCTCGCAGATGTTCTTCAGCTTGGTGCGCTGGGCGGCGAACTTAGAGGCTTCGTTTTCGTAGCTATCCATGGTATGTGCTCCTTTCAAGTAGCAGAAAAATGATAATCGTTATCCCGATTCTCAATGGCGGTCAGACCCACAGCGTAGGCTGCCCACGCATCGGCTTTGAAGCCGTAAAAGAAATCCGGGTTCTTTTTTGTACCACGGCCATTTTTGAGGTCGTGGTCTGCGAATCGGTCAATGAGTGCCCGCCGGATGGCGGCATCATTGGCGCGGGTGTTGTAGCAGATGTGTCGCTTTTCTTCGATTCGGCAAAGCAGCCGTACCGGGCAGCAGGCGTTCAGGGCTTCATAGAAGCGGCCGATCCAGAGGACGGTATCGAATACCTCCCGGCCTACCGACATTCCGTAGGAGGCCACCATCTCGATGACCGCCCACCGCCAGCCCTGCGCCCCGGCAGAGGAAAGCTTTTGCAGCAGCTCTGCATTGTCGATTTTTCCGAATTCCAGAGGGCGCAGGGTGCTGCGGTCAATCACGCAGTAGCCAGACTGGGTGTTGCCGGGGTCGATAGCGATAATCGGACAGGTACTCACAGGTACGACCTCCCAAACTCTTGGATGAACTGCGCCTCCGGCCAGCCGTAATACTCCATGGCCTTTTTCTGCGCCCACTTTTTCAAGCGGAGGTCTGCCTCCCGGTTGGTATGTACGGCAGTCACACCGTTCTGGTGGCACCAAGGGCAGAGATTTGCCCACAGGCCAAGTCGCTTGCTCTTATCCCGGTACGGTCCGAAAAAGACTTCGTGCCGGGCGGTGCAATACCGCCCGCAAATCAGACAGGCGGGGCTCTTGCTGAGGATGCTGGGCGCATAGCCATTGCTGTCCAGCTTCTCTCCGTACTCATTTTTTGCCATGTCAATGCGTCCTCCTACGTTCAAAAGACTGCTGGGAAACCTGCTGCATCACCAGTTGAATCTTATCCTGCATACTCTGGTCAGCCAGCACATTGACAGGCTGCGCAGTTGCACCGATGCGCCCAAGGGTCTGTGCCCGGACACGCTTGATAAAGTTCAGCCGCTGCTTGCGGAACTCCTTGTCCACTTCTGCGGCATCCTTGCTGCCATCGATATCAGCAACTTCCAGATCCGGAGCTTGCATGGCATCGGCAGCGCAGCGACGCAGCTTTTCCATTGCTACGTCCAAACCGTCCTCGTGCGCCCACTGGTTCAACTGCTCATAGTTGGCGTGGCTTTCTTTGCGCAGCCGTTCCAGCCGTTCTGGACCATAGTGCAGTATGTCAATAACCGCCTTTGCGTAAATCTGCCATGCGATTCTTGCAGCTTTGTTTCCAGCAATCTGATATTGCTGCTCTTTGCGGCCACGAGGTGCCCGTAGCATCGGGATGCGGTAGTCGGAAGTGACATACCCCGCCAACCAGCTTTCCCGAATGGCCTCGGCCCTGGCTTTAGAGGGGCGGCCATTGGCATCTGGGGTCATAATGACTTCGGTGTTCTGATCTTCCAGTTCGTTAATCCTGTCTGTAATGCGGTCAAGGCGGGTCTTGCCAACACCGAACTCCTGATGCAGCGCAATGGTGGTACACAGGCACACGATTTGGCTGACAGCCTGTTGAGTGTCATCCATCTCGGTCTGAAACGACTTTTTCACGGCTCTGCACCTCCTGAAACGATCCAGACCCGGCGGGAACCCCAGCCAGACCAGCTTAGAGCCTCTGCATGGGTGTTCACCGCCACGTCCAGCTTGTTACCTACCACAGCACTCCCGGTGTCCTGAACGACCCGGAGACCTACACCCTCGATATAGACCACCGTGCCGTAAGGCAGGATGCTGGTGTCAGCTGCCACGGTCACGCCCGGCTGCACCTTTGCGCCGCTGGATGTAATTCCGTGTCCCTCGCCGCAGATGTGGGCGTATTCCTCGGTGCAGTAGGCAGTGCAGCTGAATGACCCAGCGTATGTAAGGGTCAAATCGATCTGCGCTGCCAGTTCTGCGGTTAAGTTGTCAACCTCGGTCTGAAGCTGGCTGGCGTTTTCCTCCGCGTCAATCGCCCGCGTCTGCCAGTTCTGAAAACGGCTGGCGTAAATATCCCGCTCGATTTCCAACTCATCCACCCGCCGGGAGTAGGCCGTGCTTGCGAGGATGCAGCCAACCATCGCACACGAAACGCACACGATCAGGCTGCGGAATGGTCTTTTTGGCCTCATGCCGTGCCACCTCCAATCTGAGCCTTTGCCCCGCCGGGCAGTGCCGGGGGCTGCAAACTCTCAACCGGAGCATCCTGCACAGCCCGGTCGAAGCCCGGCCGGACGAACTGGCGCAGATCCGCGCTGCTGCGGCTGCTGAAAATCTCCGACAGATCTGCCGGGGAGCCAGCCCATCGCTGCACCACCATCGGGAGGGCGGCGAAGATTTTCGCGTTTTCCTTTTTGAAATCTTCGCCTTTCAGCTTGCGCCCATCGGGGGCAATGAATCCACCGTGGGTCTGGTAGTACAGATTTGCCTCGATTTTCCGGGCAGCTGCCGCAGCCTGCGCCCAGAGGTCGTTCGCCGAGGGCTGCCGGGCTGACAGCAGTTTTTTGATTTCAGCGCACCAGTCCACAATCAGCTGGTTCTGGAATCTGCACTGAGTAAAGGCCGTATACAGTGCCTTTTCCACAATCTCGTCCGGGATGGTGCCGAACGCCCGGATGTAGATTTGCGTGTCAGCCCTGCGCTCCTCCAAGCTGCGGGCGCGGCCGTAGTGGTCATCGATGACCACCAGCAGCTCACGCAATTTCGTATCGGTCATGTTGTCGAGCCTCCTAAAAGTTCTCCAAAAATTTCATCGTAGTCATCGGCAGCAGAACGCTTTGGCTGCTGACCCGCCGGGGGCTTACGCCGCTGGTCGCGGGCTTGCACATCGCCAAGGGTTTTCACGCCCTCATTCTTCCATGCTTTCAAGATGCCGTTGACGTAGTTCCATTTATGTACGCCAGACAGTGCGGCTTTTTTGATAGCCAGCAGGATGAGGTCATCCGTGAAAATCTGCCGCCATTGGAGCAAGGAATCCTTTGCGGCCGGGGGAAAGCTGCCGATGTTCTCCTCGTAAGAGCCGATGATCTCTGCCAGTCCGGCATCGACAGCCGGACTACCGTTATCTCTACCTCTTATCTCTTTATCTCTAATCTCTATTCTCTTATCTCTTATCTCTATGGGGAAAATTTCCCCAGCAGTATCCCCAGTACTTTCCCCAGCTGCTGGGAGAGAATTTGCAGCTTGAAGTGCTTGTCTGCGCTTTTTTGCTGCCCAGTCGGTTTCGCTTCCAACCATCTCGGCATGGTTTACGAGAACCAGCGTTCCATCTCGGTCTTCGTAAATAAGACCAAGCTGTTTATAGAGCCCAAGAGCAATGCGGACGGTGTCCAGCGAAAACCATTTGCAGTCACGCTGAATCTTTTCGATGTCGAAAGGAATAATGATATCGCCTATCTGACAAGTAAGGCGGCCGCCCGTATTGATGGTTTTGAGACAGAGCATCTGATAGAGAACAACGTAGTTGGCACCGTTCGGCTGGCTCATCAAGAAATCGACCACTTCCGAATTCATGAACGAATCCTTGAGTTTTATCCAGTAAAACCTCTTGCCAGTTGCCATTATCAGACCTCCTTAGAACGGCAAGTCATCCGTGTCATCGATTTCGGAGAAATCATCGGGATTACCCTGCGAGTAGCCGGGCTGCTGACCCGCCGGGGCACTCTGCTGCCACTGCTGCCGCTGGCTCTGGGTGTTGAAGCCCATCTGCTGATTCTGATAGGACGGCTGCTGGTAGCCCGGCGGCGGTGCCTCACCGCCATCATCCACTCGCTGCTCCGTTTTTGGGCCGCAAAAGTGAATCTTCTGGACCACAAACTCGGTGGCGGTGCGCTTCTGACCGTTCTTGTCTTCGTAGGAGCGGGTCTGGCACTGGCACTCCACAAGAGCCGTGCTGCCCTTTCGGAAATACTGGCAAACGAACTCTGCCGTTTTACGCCATGCCACGAAATTCAGCCAATCGGTAGCCCGCCGGCCATCCTGACCGACATTGTCCCGGTCAACGGCCATGCGAAAGCTGGCGACTGTCAGGCCGCTCTGTGTGGTCCGCATTTCAGGATCAGCGGCGAAGCGGCCCTGAAATGTGCAATTATTCAGCATCGGTGTCCTCCTGCTTGGTAATCAGCTCCGGATGAACTGCAAGCATCAAATCCAGCACAAAGTTACCAATGTCGTAAACGCTGCCGCCTGCACCCTTGTGATAAATGAGGCTGAGTTCGGCCTGCTTCTGGAGCAGTTCCTTGTACTCCTCAACCGGGATAGCGATGGTCTGGACGTTCAAATCTTCCATAACTGGTTCCTTTCTTCTCGCATGATGCGGACCACCTTGCGGCACTGGTCCACATCGAACATTCCAATATGCGTAAATTCAATCGGGGTGCCCATCTTCTCGGACAGCCAGCGGTAGGCCTCATTCCGGCGGCCACGGTAGGGACCGTATTTCCAGAGCGGGTCAAATGCTGCATGAGCTGCCTTTTTCCAGTTGCGCAACTCCGAATTTGCCAAGCGGCCAAGGGGTTTGTCAGACCCCTTGTGTACGCCGACATAGGCACCGCAGCGAGGGCAGAGATAAATCATGCCGAAGCTGTGGCCGTGGTAAACCACCGAACTGTCTACGAAGTCTGCGGGCGTTCCGCAGTAGTCGCAGATGACGATTCGGCCTTTCATCGTGACCATTCCTCCTTGTACCGGGCCAACTGCTCCGGGGTATCCGTCTCGATACCCAGAGCCTTGGCTTCATCAATCGCACCGTCAATCAGGTGTGAAAATTCTTTCGTGTCCATCTTGCTGGTATCCTTGTAAACCAAGTAACAGTGAAACAATTTTCCGTTTTCTTCCCGCGTGTCGAAGCAGCGGGTATATCTGTAGATGCCGTGAACATCTACGCTGACCGGGAGCTTAAATCCCACGGTGCAGCCGTCCTTGTCCCTCGCAACCGTGCCGTAGGCCACGACCAACCGCTCCTTCACGAGATCGTCCGATTCACCGGTTTCAGCGGCAATCTTGTTGACCAGGACGTGGAAATAGGCGTTTGCGCTGCGGCTGCGCTTATTGCGGTGCTTCTTGATTTCAATGTCCAGCAGCGGCTCCTGATTCAGCTTGTCCCACAGGTTTCGGAAATCGGAATCAACTTCCAGTGTGATGCGCTGCTTGCGGTTCAGGCTGAAACTTATATCCACGAGCCGCCCGGTCATAAGGCTTTCCAGTGCTCCTTGAACTCGGCCATCAGCCCATAGGCATCCAGCCAGTCAAAGAAATCCGAAATGATGGGGCGAATATCCGGCGTTTCGTCCCTGCGGTAGCACTCCGTCCAGACATCCATGCCATTGCTGACAAGGTAGGAAAACTGCTGTGCCTCCGGGATGAGCAGCATATAGGTGGGGTGCTGAGTGCTGGAATAGAATTTCCCGCGCTCATAGCCCTTACTGAACTTGATATCGTAGATGGTGCCAGCCTTGAGGGCATCGAGGCGGCCATACAGGACTACATCCATACCGCGCACCCGAATGGTTTTGCGGGACTTAAACTGCAACTGCCCGCCTTTGATGATGGCGGCAATCTGCCCGGCGGCCCAGTTCCACGGATTATTGGGGTCGTCGCGGCCGTTGACAATGGAGGTCACAAGGTTCTCAAAGTCAATTCCGTTCTGCATAGCCTCCGTCCGGGGCGTAGGCTCCCGGCGCAGGACCAGCATAAACTCTGCCAGCGGGTCGCCCTCGGTGGTCAAATCCTCGTAGGGATTCTCCCGGATGAGGTGCAGCCACGAGGACAGCAGCGAATGAGTAACAAGGTATGCAGCCATTACTGTGCCTCCTCTGCGGGCTTGTACTGGGCAGCGGCCGTATCAAAAGTCAGGCCGAGAGCGGCAATCTTGGCTTTCCACTGGGCATTCAGTTCCTGACGGGAAGTCAAGTGGTGCTGCAGAGCCTTGAACGGCGGCATGGCAGCGTTGGCGGTGTCGGCATCCTTGATGCCAGCAATAATCTTGCTGCCCTCTTGCATGACCTGCTCGTAGGCTTCGTTCTCCTTGGCATTTGCAGCCACTTCCTCGGCGGCCTTGCTGTTGTACTCCTCAAACAGTTTGGTCAGGAAGTCGTTCGGGCTGCCGGGGCCGAGGGCGGGAATCTTATAGACACCGTGGATGCCGCGGGTGCCCTTGGCAAAATACTTCTCACAGTTGGAGAAACCAATGGTGCGGTCGTTGCCGTACATTTCCACGAAGCCGCCCAGATCCATAGGCTCCCACACATTGTTCTTGGTCTGGCCCTCAACCTTGATGCGGAGACGGGTGTTATCGCCGTCCTTTTCCTCGGTGGCGTGGAAGACCACCACGATGTTCTTCTTCAGCTCGTAGAAGCAGTAGTCCATCAGCCGGACGAACTCGCGGCCAACAAAGCCATAGCCCTTGAGGGACAGACTGCCGTCCCGCTGACCATACTTGGGGTTCTGCTTGATAGCCCACAGGCCCATCAGGGTGATAAGCTTGCCGGCGGTATCGAACACCAGCGTCTCGAAGTCCTTGAGGTTCTCCGGCTTCAGGTCATTCAGAATTTCGTCATAGCTGCGGGGCTGGATGTACGGCATACGGTAGCGAGGCTCGATACGGTCAATGCCGAAGTCGCAGTCGATGTGCAGCGGGCGGGGTGCGGACAAGGCCAGCGTAGACTTGCCGATGCCGGGATAGCCAGCAATAAGCATCCGAATCTTCTTTGCGCCGTCCTGAATGTCGTTGGGATTGCGAATCATAATGTTTACTCCTTTTCAGTTGATAGGTTTACTTGCGAAACATGACGTGCTTGCCGGTGGTGCGGTTGACCAGCTCCATGAAGTCCGGGCCATCCCGGACGCAGAGGTACAGACGGAAGTCCCAGCCCTGTGCGGAAAGGGCTTCTTTCTGCTTGCGGGTCAGCTTTTTGCCTCTCACTTTCAAAAAATCACCCCCTCCTCGGCCTTATTGACAGCGATATTCAGCGTGATGGTCTCCCGGCAGCGGAGGCCGAAATTGCCGCTCGGGCCGAACATCTTGGTTTTCTCGAACTCACTTGCGCTGTAAACGCTAGCGCAGTTCAGAACATTGGGAATACGGTCAGGGTGGACTGCCCGGAATACCTGACACGCCATCTGGTAGTTGGGCGCCCAGACCACCGTCCATCCTCCACAGTACGGCTGAATATCATCTGAGCCGTATGTGAAGTAGAATTTTTCCAGATCCATCACTCGGCCTCGCTTTCGTTCTTGATGCAGATACCGAGCGCAGAGAACAAGAGCATCAGGCCAACTTCATCTCCGTCATCCAGGCTCATAAAGTCGAGCTCCCCGGCCACAAAGCCCTCACGGAGAATCACAGCGGTGCCCACAATGGGCTGACCATGTTCCGGCGTACCGTAGAGAATGCTGGCAATGTTGTTGATGGCGTAGCCTTTCAGCAGTCCCTCATCATCAATCACCATGCACAGTCCTTCCGGCAGATACTTTGGATGAACCACCTCAATGCAACCGCCGACCTCTTTCTGGAGGTTGTCCAGCAGCGGTTCGCCGAAGTCCTTGAACTGCATCTGATTCTCGGTGTCAAATACCAATCCTTTCATAAAAATCACTCCTTTTCCGGGAAGCACTCGTTGACTTCCCATGCATCTGCGGCCTCTAAGCAGCGGTCGCAGCCAACGATTGTGCCATCATCGGTGCGGTAGATGGTATCGCACCTCTGGTGGCAGAGGGGGCACACAGGAGGCTCAGGGTAGCCAGCTTCTTCGTCAGTCGGATACAGCATCCAGCACCTCCCGGAGCTTGCGCCCCATCCAGCGGCCTACATCATCGAACATCCCCATGCTGTCCAGCCAGACAAACAGGGCTGCGATAACAGAGGTCACAGCAAACTGCGCCGCCGGGGCACGAGCTGCTGCCTGTTCGGCGGTGATGCCGTACACGATCATCAGAATCCGGGTCATTCCTTACACTCCCTTTCTTTGCGAGCCTTGCGGGCAGCCGTTTGGGCTTCCAGCTTCTCGCGGTTCCCGGGCTGGGCGATGAATTTTTTGAATCCCGCCAGCGTTACGCGGCCAAAGCTCTCACCGACTTCCGGGGGAATATCGGCCACGTTGATGTGAATTGTGGTGTCCATGTGGTCCTCCTGTTTTGGAGTAGGCAAACAGTCTACTTACAGAGCAAAAAAAATCTGCTCCATTTCCTCCGTTCCGATGTGGAGCAACTCGCACAGACTTTTAATTTCAGGTGCGGTAAAATCGGTTTTATTCCGAATTTTGTTCAAAAATCCCTGATATGAAAGGCCAATGCGATTTGCAATATACTTCATCTTGTAGCCGGAGGCATCAATCTTTGCTTTGAGCAAAGTGGTATTGGTCACAGTAAGTTCACCTCGCTTTCCGTTCGGCGTAGACTGGTTGTCTACTGGGCGTATATTACCACCTCGTAGACCGAATGTCAACTATTTTTTTGAAAAATTTGAAAAAATGTTGACCTCATGCCTACGCCGTATTATAATTGCATCAGAAGAATTTAGGGGGATGCAAAACCATGACCATCGGACAAAGAGTGAAAATTCGACGTGAAGAATTGGGGATGTCCCAAGAAGAACTAGCAAAGAAAATCGGCTATAAGTCGAAATCATCTATCAATAAGATTGAGCTTGGCTTCCGTGTCCTCACGCAGTCTAAAATCAAGGCTATTGCTGATGCACTTGATACGACCCCGTCTTACATCATGGGATGGGATGAAGAAGCCAGCCGGAATGAGTGGGCTTCGAAATTCCGCGACAGCGTGATGCAGATTTTGAATAATGCAGATCCGGCCGACTTAGAGGCTGCGGGTATCAGCGTTCAGGAAATCGAAGAAGAACTGAGCGGCAGCGACTCTATTTCGTTGGTGACGGCCTGCGCCATTGCGGATGAGCTGGGCGAGTCGCTGGATTCTCTGCTGGGCCATACTCCCAAGGAAATGATAAAGGCCGCCCTCCAGCAGGAGGACGGCCAAACGGCTGAAATTATTGAACTGCTTCTTGATTTACCGGCAGATCGGCAGCAGGAGGCGTTGAGCTATCTTCGTTACCTTTCAGGGCGTGCAGAAAAATAAGCAATCGCTCCTTATCAGCATCCGACAGTTTTTTGATTTTGGCAAAGATATCCGACCATTCGCTCGTAGTCATACGGCATGGCTCCTTTCTCAAATTTACTGTCGGCAGCAACTGAATTATATCAAATACGCACCCGCTTTTCAGGGATTCGTAGAATTATACCGAAAATCGGAAAAATATTGCGAATTTTGAAGAAGATAATCGTGAGGTGATGGTTGATGGCCCGAAAAAAGAATATTGCTACGGGTCAGAATGCCGTCATTTATGCCCGCTATTCCTCCCACAACCAGCGAGAGGTCAGCATTGAGCAGCAGGTCAGAGAGTGCATGAAGCACGCTGCCGAGCTGGGGCTGCACGTCGTTGGAACTTATGAGGACAGGGCCATCAGCGGCAAGACCGATAAGCGGCCCAACTTCCAGCGAATGATGCGGGATGCTGAAAAAGGCAAATTTCAGGCGGTTGTGGCATGGAAGTCAAACCGCATTGGCCGCAATATGCTTCAGGCAATGGTCAACGAGGCCAAACTGGAAGACTGCGGCGTGAAGGTGTTCTACGCCGAGGAAGATTTTGACGATACAGCCGCCGGGCGTTTCGCATTGAGGAACATGATGAATGTGAATCAATTCTACAGCGAGAACATGGCGGAGGACATCACCCGGGGGCTGTATGATAACGCCAGCAAGTGCATGGCGAACGGTCGGCAGCCCTTGGGCTACAAGCGGGGTGAGGATGGCCGTGTGGTGCTGGATGAAGCGAATGCGGCCGTTGTCCGGGAAATATTCACCCGTGTGGCTGCCGGTGACCTGTTCGTGGACATTGCGAGAGATCTCAATGCCCAGGGCATCAAGACCAGCAAGGGAGCCAACTGGAACAAGGGCAGCTTCCAGAGCATTTGCCAGAATGAACGGTACAGAGGCATCTACATATACGGGGATGTCCGGGTGGTTGATGGCATTCCACGCATAGTGAGTGACGATTTGTGGTACAGGGTACAGGAGGCCATGAGGATGAAAAAGAACCCAGTTGGAACCCGGCACCGTGTCGGGGCAGAAGATTATCTGCTGACCGGGAAGCTGCGCTGCGGGCATTGTGGCAGCTACATGACGGGCGTATCTGGCACCAGTAGAAACGGCGAGCTGCATTACTACTACACCTGCCAGAAGCGGCGCACCGAGCACGCCTGTGACAAGAAGAACATCCGCCGGGATGTCATTGAACCGGCTGTGGCTCAGGCCATCAAGATGTACTGCCTGACCGACGATGTCATTGAATGGATGGCAGATCGGACGGTCGAATACTGGGAAAAGCACGACAATGACCTCCAGATTGAGGCACTAGAGCAGCAGTTGGAGGAAAATAAAAAAGCCACCTCGAATATGCTAAAAGCCATCGAGATGGGGATTATCACAGAGGCCACCCGCACCCGGATGGTCGAGCTTGAGACTGAGCAATCCCGGCTGAGCGTCCAACTGAATGCGGCCAAAGAGGATGTCGTGAAAATCGACCGGGAGCAAATCATCTCCTATCTGGAACTGCTGCAGCAGGGTGACATCCACGACCGGGATTTCCAGATGGAATTGTTCAAGAACTTCCTCGTGGCCGTCTATGTCTATGATGATAACCGCATGAAGCTGGTTTTCTCCTGCATGGGAGACCAGAACAGCGTTGAGATTCCCTTGGAGACCGGAGAAGACCCGCCGGATGGCGGGCTGTCACCGGATGCTAAAATGTTCGTTTTGACTCCTGATAGCTCCACCAAAAAAGCACTGTACTTCGTAGGAAGTACAGTGCTTTTCTTTTTGCTTTCTTAGAGGTTGCATCGAGAATCAGCCAAATGCCTGATTTTGCAGGCGCATGGACGGCAACCCCCAATTCTTGCTATTTCGTTGCTTTTGAAAATGCTTGTTCGATGTCCGACTGTTTTGCAGGTGGACGCATCACTCCCCCTCAATGTAAGGAGTGAGGTCGAAGTTGAACGAGATGTTGATCTGATATCCACGATAAACATCTACTCTGCGGATAAGCTGATTGACGATCATTTTCTTTGCTTCAAAACTGGTACTGTCGTACAGGTCAGCATAGGAAATCAGCTCATCATACAAGTGCCTGTCGTTATGCGATTTTTTTTTCATCGTTCAGCATTTCTTCAAACTGTGCCATATATGCCTTGTGCTGTTTGAGAATCTTCGTGGTCTCCACTTTCACATAGGCATCATCAGGCACCTTGGGGAGATACTTCATCAGGAAATCAACATCCTGCTGGATTCGCCGGACGGCAGCTTCCAGCGCAGAATAGTTGATTCCGTAGATGCGTTTCTGCGGAGCAGGGCGCTCCTCCGGGTGCAGAATTTCGTGCACGATCTGCTTGCGGTTCGGAAAATCTGCCCTGGCAAGACGGTGCATATCGGCATCACGGACTTTGAACTGCCCAGACAGGATTTTCTCCTGCATACCGGGTATCATCTGATCCATGATTTGAACGCCCCGCATGAACTTTTCCGAGCGGACAACATAGGATTCGCTAACGTTGTTCCGCTCTGCAATCTGCTTGCGGACGCTTGTATCTGTGGCAGTGGGAGGAATTGTGTCAATTTGACACAATTCCTCCGGGGCGGTTTTCTTGGAAGACGTCGTGTGCTGGTTGTTGCCGTTTCCACCGGGCTTTCGATGTTCCACACTGTACTGCTTTCCAATGAGGAACTTCTTCTGCTCCGGTGTAAGGTTGCGCCGCCCCAACTGGTTTTTGCAGATCCATGCGAGGACTTCTTCTCTGCTTTCAAACGGGAGCGGCATCGTGGAGAAGGAGATTTCGGGATGTTCCTGAACGATTTCATAACGGTTGTGACCATCAACAAGGGTGTTATTCCAAACAATCAAAGGAGAGAGCAGCTTGCCCTCTTTCAGGATATTTTCTTCAAGCTGCTTGAATTCATCATCGGTCAGTGGAGGGATCTGGGACTGGAACTCCGGGTCAATTTTCAAGTTGATCATACGCACACTCCTTTATCTCTCCTGCTGCGCCTGTTCTTCCTCCCGGAAAAAGGACGCAACGTTCTGCTTTGCGGTTTTCAGCTTGAGCAGTTCTTCCTTGGCTTCTTTGTACTGCTCATAGAACTTTGCCTTTTCGGATGCCAACTGTGCATACTCGGCTTCCAGCTTTTTCGGGCTGGGCAGCTTTGTGGTGTTGTTTGCCTTGAAATAGGCTGCTGCCGCTCGGTACGCTGTCAGCTCTGCACGATGCTGTTCCTCAAAGGCTGCGGGGCACTTGGCGGTCTTTAACTGCTGGGCGATGTTCTTGGTGCTGGCGTAGGCTGCGACGTGATAGCGCAGCTCTTTGTTGAATTTCATGCGACCTTCGATATCTTTCACCACCGCCAGTGCGTCGTGATACTTGGTTTCCAGTTCGGTGATGCGCTGGTTCAGATCATCCTCGTTGAGCAAATCTTTCTCCTGCAAGAGGATCAGAGTTTGCGACATGGCTTTGAGGTTGAACTTCTTTGCCCAACATTCGTAGCCAATGCCCTTGCCTTCGGTCAGCTTTGCCTGAATATCGATCAGCTTTGCAAGGTTGGTCGGTTTGGACTGTACCTTGGGTTTGCGCTCTGCGTTTGCCTGCAACGTGGCAAGCACTGCCGCCTTATCGAACTTGTCACCGAGATGTTTCGCTCGGATAAACTTGGTTCTGCCAGCAGGCAGATAGCTGAGCCGCCCACGGCTTTCCTTGACGGCAATGCCGTACTGCTGCATGAGCCTATCAGAAAATTCTTCAAAACTCGTTGTGCGGTACAGCACTGAAGAAATCTGTTTCCGTAAAGTGTCTTTCACGGTTTCAAACTTCTTCTGCTTGGGCGGCTGTCCGGCTGCGGTGAGGGCTGCGTTTGCAAGATCAAGTTTCTGTTGCCCACGCCGCCTTGCCCAATATTCGGCCTCGCTGACACGCTCCTTCGAGCCGTTGAGCAGGTCGATCTGGTACAATCCGGCACCCTCGCACAGCTCCATGACCTCGACACGGAGGTGCCGCATGGTCTGGGCGGTGCTGGAGTGCTTCATGCCCTCGCGCCAATCGCGGGGCTTCTGCATATAGGGCTTGCGCTCCACTTCTCGTGTTCGGATGCTGCCAATCACGATGTGGACATGGATGTTTCCCGAATGGTTGTGCCCATCGGGGTGAGTGCAGACGATGGCGGGATGACCGGGGAAGTTTTCTTCGCAGAATTTCA